GGAACCCTGCACAGCCCGGATGAGGTCACCCGTCTGCTGACGCTGTTCTGCCCTGAGCATCGCGTTTTCCGAAGACAGCGACTTAACTGCCGCCACCAGTGCTTCGGTGTTGGAGGTGCCGTATGAGCTGTACGGGATTGGCGTGTTCACCGGCGGCGCCACCGCGGTCAGCGGGGCGGTGTTCTTGCCCATGGCCGCATTCAACTGCTGAATCGCTTCGCGCACCGACAGCACCGACTTGTTCACCTCGATCAGGCCTGAGACCGACGCCTTGAGCGAATCGAGTTGAGCCTGGCCGACGTCGACTTGCGCCTCAGCCCACTTAGCCGCCTCTTCGGTAGCCGCCTGAGCGTATTCGAAGTCGCGCGTATAGCCGAGGCTACTGGCATTCACGATTCGCGACGCCTCCAAGAAGGCGGTGTACGCATCCTGGTACCGCCCCTGCGCCGATTCGTCGCCGCCTCGGGCTGCAGCGAGCACCGCTTCGTACTGCGACTTTGCCTCGGCGTATTTCTGCGCAGGGGTGAGTGGCGACAAGCTGCCCAGTAGCGCGCTGTTGCGCAGCTCGCGCAAGCTGGAAGCGAAGGACCCCATGCGGGTGATGGTTGCCTGCAGCGCCTGAGATTCCGCGTTGTAGGCCTCGGTCAGTGCTGATCGGTACGAGTCCAAGTCGACGATGGCCGCCTGCCCCTCCGGCGTCACTTGTGCGAACGCACCGGCTACGCCCAGCAGGACGGAGACCGCCTCAGCACCTTGGGTGCCAAGCTTCATTTGCGCCTCGACCAAGGCGCGGAACCCGTCGCGACTGGCGGGCATCTGCAGGTTCACCATGGCGAGGGCCTTGGCGATCTGCTGGCTGGCCGATGCATTCTTCTCGGCCTCGGTGTAGAAGGCGTCGTAGTACGCGCTCGCGTTCGAGAACAGCTTGTCGATCCCGCCTGATGCCGCCATCAGTGCGCTCACGGCCGTGTCACTCAGACTGGAGAAGCCGACCAACTGCGCCCGCATCGCCGACAGGGCCGACTGCGTTGCGTTGATCTGCTCGACCACTTTGGCCAGGTCTTCGAGCGACGCGTCGGACGCGATCCCGTTGAGCATGGTACGAGCCCAGTCTGGCAGCCCGATCGAGTTCAGCGCCGTGCGTACAGACGAGCCAAGCGCAGCCAAGTATTGTGCCTGGCCTTTCTCGCCGTCGGCAAACTCCTTTGGCGCCCATTTCGAGGTACGCGTCGAGTTCCAGTCGAGGACCGTCTGCCCCATCTTCTGGACCAACAGCGCCCCCCAGGCCCCGTCTTTACTTGTGTCGTCAGCAAACGCTGTCGCGGCCGAATAGCCAGCCGTCTTGCCGAAAGCGAGCGCGGTGCTATCGAGGATGCTCACGATGCCCGATGCGAGCTGCGCGGTCATGCCGTTGACCTCGTTTGAGACCTTCGTGTGCTGGAAGCCCAGCGACTCAGCCTTGATCGTGCTGATACCGGCCGACGATGCACTCGATGCACCACCAGTATGGCTCGTGCCCGACGTGTCGAACTTTTTCCAGATCGCCACTGCAGCACCGATGCCAAGGGCGATCGGACCAAGCGCACCAGCGATGGTCCCAATGCCTGCTGCGATGCTCGAAGCCGTTCCGGCGCCAATTGCCGCAACGCCACCAGACACTGCTCCGCTGATACCGGCCAGGCCACTCGACATCAATGCGCCAAACCCAGCCTGCAGCCCGAGGCCGCCGGCACCAAGCAGGCCAACTCCGGATGTCAGCGACCCGAGCGCGCCCAGAGTGCCGACCGTACCACCAAGCCCGCCCCCGCCAGTCGCGGCCGAGGCAGTGCCGCTCATGCCCAACGCGCCAGTCACCGCTCCAGCAACCGGATTAACTACTGCCGAAATGATCGGGCGCAGCACCAGGGTGTTGAACATGTTCTTGACCGTGTCGACCAGGTTTTTGCCGAAGCCCTTACCGGATTCGAAACCACGCAGGAGCGCATCGGTCAGCGACTGCTCAATCGAATCGGCCGCGCGCTTCCACTCTTCGCTAGCCGTCTTTGCATTGTCGGCCACTACTTGTTTTTGAGCACCCGATCGCTTTTCCGCCGCTAGTTCGCGTAAAGCAGCAGCCTGGTCGCGGTAGCCTTGAGCCATGCGACCCGTCAAATCGAGTCCCTCTGCGATGTCCGCCTCTTCCTCCTTGCGAAGCGCCAGGCTGTCAATCCTCTCTGCTTCAAGTTCGGCGAGCGCCGAAGTAGTCAAGCCGATCTCCGCGCTTTGTTCTCTCTGTGCTTGCACCTGCTTTGCTATCGCGCTCAGGTCTTTGTCGAGTGCATCGTTTGCAGTCAGAATCGCTTTTGCATATTCCTCGGTTTCCTTCGCGGTCTCATCCATCAACTTCTTCGCGCCCGGCTGCTTCGCGATTAACTGGGTGACCAGGTCGACATATTGCTCCTCGGTGACGAGCCCCTTACGGCGCATACCATCAAGGCGCGAGAGGTCTTCCATATAAGTCGAGGTAACCCCCGAAAGTTCTGCAAGAATCTTTGCCTGGACATCCTGTTCCTTGGCAGCCGCCGTGGCTTGTTTTGCTACATCAGCCGCGCTCTGCCCGACGACGGTGGCATGACGCTTGATACCAACCATGGTGTCTACGATCTTGTTACCGCCATCGGCCCAAACATTGACGACGCCGTCCCAGGCTCCGGACCAGCCTTTCCCGATGTCGGTTCCTACATCGATCACCATGGCCGAGGTTGAGGCGGATGTTTTCTTGATGGTGTCCCACGCCCCTGTGAAATCGCCGCCGGCTACCTTCTTCAGCACCTCAATCGTGCCAGTGAGATTGGTAGTGGCCATCGCAGCGAATCCGCCAATGACCTTGCCAATCGTCGAGAACATCTGGACAACTGGTACCCCCAACGTGTATATGCCCTTGAACACACCTGCGATTAGCTGCCCGACAGTCTTGAGACGATCGCCTTCGGTCATCGCAGTCAGAAAGGAGCCGGCGAGGCTGCTGAGGGTCGGCAGCAGCTCAGCTGCGATACCGCGTGCCACACCCTGGCCACCGAGCATCAGCAGGTCGAGGGTATCGTTGAAGGCGCCGGCCTGCTCGACCGCCTCATCACTTAGGGTGAGGCCGAGCTTGCTGGCCATCTCGTCCAGCTCGCGCATTCCCTCAGAGCCGCCGTTGAGCATCGGGATCATGTCCGCGCCGGACTTGCCAAATATCGACATCGCCAGCGCTGTTTTTTGAGCCCCATCCTCCATTCCGGCGAAGCGGTCGGCCAGCTCGTACATCACTTGCTTATTGCTTTTCAGACTGCCGTCCAGGTTGCGCGCTTTGATTCCGAGTTTTTCCAGGCCCTCGCTGCCGTCGACCAAGGCCTTCGACAGTTTGGATTGAGTGCTGGTCAACGCATCAGCTTCCAGACCGCCCATCTGGTACGCAAGCTCCAGGCCGGCGAGATCCTTAATCGCGATACCGGTCTTCTGGGACAAGTCACTGGCAGCGTCGGTTGCGTCGATCGCACTCTTGATCCAAGAACCGAAAGCGGCGACGCCGGCCAGGACGGCAAGCGCACCGACCGACTTCGCGAGTGCGCCGATCTTGGCGCCCATGCCGCCCATCGAATCACCAACACTTTCGATGTCACGGCGCGCCTCGCGCGTTCCGTTTACGTCGATAATAATTTCGGCCCGCGATCCGCCTACCAATGACATGTTTTGCCTGTTCTAAGAGTTGCGACGCTGAGCCCATTCGTCCAGGGCTGCGCGTTCCATTGCCTGCATTAGCCTAAAGATTCGATTTCTGTCACGAGGGCGTATATCACCGCGTCGAAGACAAACATCGACACCGGCATAATTGAGCCCGACGGGGCCGGCACTCCCAACATTCCACTGAGTCTGCAAGTCGAGCCAGAAGAGAAATGCCTCCTCGTTTTCCGGCCATAGCCAGAACTCATCCGCCCCGAGTTCCAGACTGCCTTCGATGTACAAGCCCATCAAGGCGAGTCCGTTTTCTATTTCTGACTTAGGCTCATCCGCGGGAAGGCCCAAAAATTCCTTGAGACACAAGTCGCCGCGCGCGTAAAAGCGCGCGGCCTCAATCAGTTTTTTGCGACAGCACCGATATTGCTGAGATACGCTTTGGAACACACCGAAGCCAGGCCAGGCTGCTCCAGCACATCGGCGAGACTTTCACCGGTAAAGTCGAGCGGATTGCCTTGATCATCCAGAACGCCTTCCCAGCCAATCGCAACGCGCTGGATGAACGCAGTCACCGACTCGTCTTTGTCTTCCAAGACGGCCTGGACTTGAGCCTGGCTGAGGCGGATGCAATGCAACGTGAAATCGAACGGGACAGGTTTGCCATCCTCGCCCCTGATATGGCCCTTGACTTGGACCGGGAGCTTTTCGCGTTTTACGAGTTTGAATGCCATGACGGTGCTTCTTTCTTTTTAGATGGATTGAATTACAGGGTGACGATCTTCCACTCGTCGTTACCAGCTGCGGTCGGCACGAAGCGCGTATCGAAGCCGATCAGGCGTTTGCCGTTGCGGTCGACCTTCTTCGGATTCACCAGCTGCACGTTCGGGGCAAACACGATTGCCTTATTACCCGCCGCGGTACCGATGGTGATGGCCAGGCTGCGCGTGACGTTTGCCACGACGTCGGCCATCATCGCGACTTCCTGCGCGGCGTCGAGTTCGAGCTCGATGGAACCGGACGAATCGCGGTCGGTGATGTCGACCGTCTCGTTGCTCAGCATGGCGTCGAAGTTCACCGCGTTACCGAAGTTCAGCTCCAGGCCGGTGCTCGAGTACTGCGTGCCGCCTGACAGCGCTCCGGCGCTGTAGGTAGCGCCCAGCGTGATGTCGATCACGTTGGCCTTGGTCATCGGCACCGGCTTCTTCCAAGCGGTGTAGGTGACGCCGGATGGGTTGCCGGTCACGATGCCGCCGTTCACGCCGGTCCATTCGAACGCGAGCGTTGGGATCTCGCCGACCTTCGCCGACAGCGTGCAGTTGCCCATGCAGTCGATCAGCTTGTGCAGCACGCCGTCATCGTAGTAGTACTGGGTCAGCGCCTTCAGGCCAGTCGAGACTGGGCTATATTCGACGCGTGGCGGTGTGGTCAGTGCGCCTTCACCAGCTGCGCAGCCCTGGATCAACACGCCCCAGGCTGGCGGCGTGGCAGCGGCGCCGGAGCCGGCCAGCTCGACGGAGTAGCTGAGCTTGACGCTCGCCGGGCCGACCAGCTGCTCGCTGCCACCGAACGAACCGCGGATCACGTCGCGCGGAATATTCTGGGCGTCGAGCGCAGTGATCGATACGTCCTTGATCAGGATCGCATTGGCCGCGCCGGTCGGGGCGGCATCGACGCCAGCGGTGGTCTGGACCTTGGCCGTGACGACTGAATTCTTAATCTTGCGGGGCATCGTTACTCCTGCAGTTCGGATGGGGTCACAGCAACCTGCTCAGCAGGTGCAGCGTCGTTCGAGATCCATTCCCAGGCGGCTTCGTCGAAGCTCCAGGAGCCGCCGCCAGGCAGCGGGGGAATCGGCCGGCTTTCCGGCTTGGTGATGTCGGTCATGTCAGTTCAGGGTTGAGTTGTTGGTTCGATGGTCGGCCACGTACGTGATCCGCACCCATCCGGTCTTTTTTCCTTCGACCGAGTTTTCGGCCTCGACCCCGGCGACAGCGAGATCGCCGATCAGGCCGCCCAGCGTCGGGTCCTGGGCCAAGCGTTCGAACACCGCGAACAGCAGCGGGTCAACCGCGAGGTCGCCGCTCTCGGTAAAGCTCCGCGCGAAACAGTCGACGCTGATGGTGGACTGCCAATCGATTGGGGCGCCGGCAATTGCGCCAGCCGCCGGCAGCGCCCGCCCGAACTCCACGTTGATCGCGAGGTCGACCTGGTCGGGAACGACGCTGCCCGTTGCTCGGTAAATTTTTTCGCACACAGCAGGCGCGGCGGACAGCTGCGCGATGACAGCGCTGACAATGGTCGCGAACGCGGTCCTCATTGCGTCCGGCCCACGGTCAGCACCGTCATGCCGGTACCATCCGGGCTGGCCGTGAGCACGATGTACGGCACGCCGTTGATGGTGATCTCCTGCTCGACCGGGTCAGCCGGGAGTACCGAGCTGGCAACCTTCACGGTCGGGCTCACGTCCGCCACCCCGATACCGATATCCACCACGCTGGATGGGCAATCGAAAATGCCGGGCACGGCGGCGCCGGCGACGACCACCTGGGCATTGGCCAGGTGACGCAGCACGGCGACGTTCGCGGCGGCTTCAAGGGCAGCGAAATTCATGGCGACGGTTAGCGGACGACGCCGTCCAGCAGCACGCGAGCGATGCTGTCCGACGCGGTCTTGGCAGCCGTGAAGGCGCCAACCAGGGTGTTGTTGGTTGCCGTGGTGGTGATGCGGGTGTTGGTGTTGTCCCAGTACGCTTTCGCGCCCTGGTTGGCAGTATCGGTACCGAGCGCTTTGAGTTCGAACTCGCCTTCACGGTCGATCTCGACCGGCGTGCCCTGCAGCGCGTCGCCGGTGGCCACGCCGAACAGCGCGCCAACCAGCACGCCCTGGCCGCTGAGGACCAATGCGGGAGCGATAACGCTGATGACGTTACCTTTCTTAATTTTGTTACGCATGTTCTTTCCTTAATCAGGTGGTTGAGGAACAGGCGCTTACGCGCCCGCGCCCTTCTGCAGGCCGCGGAAATCGATGGCCGCAGCAGCGAAGTCGAGGCGGCACTTCCAGGTGACGCCATCGATCTCGAAGCCAGCCTGGCTTTCGATAACCGGACCTTCGGCGCCGTCCAGGTAGCAGTACTCGACGGTGTCGACTTGGCTGTTGTTGCTGGCCAGATACCAGGACGCTTCGCTCGCAGCATCCAGGATCGGTTCCACGATCGGCTCCACTGCGGTGCGGCCGCCGGCACGGAACTCGTTGACATCGGCCTGCTTGGCCGGAACGTAGTTCGCGCTGGTCAGCTGGTAAGCGTCTTGCTCGAGCGCGGCTGGAACGATCAGGAAGTTCGGCGCCAGGTTCAGCTCCTCGTTCGCCAGGCCCTTCTGCTTGCGCATCGCAGTGCGGGCCGCCTTCAGGGCCGACAGCTGCAGCGCCGAGCTGCCGCCGGTCGCCAGGTTATTGTGGTCCGCGTGGAACAACGCCTTGCCGTCGCCCATGGTCGGGTTGCCGGTCAGCTGGCTGTAGACCAGGCGGTTTTCCAGGCGGCTGGAGCTCGCGCCGAATGCGCTCACGAGGCGCTCGAAGGCGCGCAGATCGTCGTTGATGATCGCTTGGCGGGTCAACGAGATCATGCGGCCGTAGGTCACCAGCGCGTAGTTCATCGCGGCATCCTTCATCGTGCCGTACTGGAACTCGCCGTGTTCGTTGGTGCGCAGCAGCTCAGGCGCGCCCGACAGCTGGACGATATTGATGTTCTTGAAGTCGGGCGCATTCGGCGCGCGGCGGGCCCACTGGGTGTAGGTGCCCTGGTTTTCTTCGTAGGCGCCACGCATGCGCTTGTTCGCCACATTGGCGAAGATCGCGGCGAAGTCGCTGGTGCCGTGCATGCCCGAGCGATAGTGCAGGATGTCCGTAGCCAGGCGCATCTTGTCCAGCCCGCGGGTATTGACGCCACGTGCTTCCAGGAAGTCGCGGCCGATTTCGAGCAGGCTCATGCCGCGGTACTGCCGGCCGTTGTCGGTCAGGGTGGTGCCGACGTGAATGCGGTGCATCATCGCTTCTTCGATGCCAGCCATGCGCACCTGGTGCTCGTCGGTGACGGTCTGGATGCGGGTATTCTGGTGGCCGCCGGCGGCGGCATCGTTGCGCGCCAGCTCTTCCAGCACGGCAGCGCGCGCCTGGTCGACCGAGTTGCCACTGCGGATCAGGCCGGCGGCCAGGTGGCCGACAGCGTGACGGGTGCACATTTCGGTAATGTCAGCGGCACGCGTCGCGGCTTCGGTGGCCGCGCGGGCTGCCGCATCGTCACCAGCTGGCGCGGCCGATGGTGCAGCGCCGGCCGGCGCCGGCGCTGGAGCCGCCGGTGCAGCGTTTCGGGTTGCATCGGTAGGCGCTGGGTTCGGTGCGCCCGACTGGGAAGTAGGCATAGGGTTTTCCTGTGATGGTGGAACAAACGAATGGGCGGGCGCCCGGGTGGTGAACTCGCAGTGCACGCCGTTGGCGGGCTGGCTGCGCGTGCTGGCGTCAGCGTCAGCAGGGACGGTGACAAAGCTGATCTCGTAGGGCTGCCAGCTGACTGCGCGGTACAGCGCCATGTTCACGCCGTCGGTGCGGTCGATGGCGCGAGTGATCTCGTACTTGGTGACGTTGTAGCCGAAGCTGATCGAACGGATGATGCCGGCTCGGATGTCGGCAACGATGCCTGCCATCTCAGGGCGGGTAGACAGTCGCAGCGTTGCACGCCCTTCCCCGTTCTCGATGCTGGCACGAATCGCGATGCCGATAATCGAAGCAACGCCACCATACACGCGGTGGCCGTCCAGCACCTGGACGGTGCCGGCATCGAAGCGCGACATGTCGACCGCTTCAGGCGTGACTGCCAGCTCTTCCTCGTAGGGAGCATCGGAATACCAGTCGTACCGCCGCACGCGCGAGCCGGTCGTCCAAACCACATCGACAGTGTTGTCGGCTTCGTTGAAGGTGGAAGGAACCAGCGTCGCCTCGCGCGTTACCGAAGGCATCGTGCGCGGATCGTTAGCGGATCGGCTTTGGTTTTGCGAAATGGTCGGCGTCGTCATGCCCACCATTCTGCGGATTGCACTGTCTCAATTCTCGGAAAACTGAGACAACTTTTCCAGACGTCAACCCGGCCTTGGCTTGAAGTAGATTTTCCTGAAATCGCGGCTCTTCCCGTCAGCACACTCGAATGCGAACGTCACCGAATTTTCAGCACCCTCATCAGGGTCCAGCCCTTCTACCCAGGCGCACACGGCCGTTCCATCGATAAAGGCCGCGCCGTCCAACGTCACTCCCCTTGCCGACCCAGTCACCGTTTGCAACTGCGTACCGGCGATGGCAAGCCACGCCGCGAGGTCAATCCCGTACAGCAGACGAGCTCCGGGCGTTTTGAAAATGGTGAGCTTTCCGTCGATGACAAAATAGCTTTCTGTGCGCATTGTGTTCGTTCTCTCAATGAAGGGTCAGGATGCGCTGCTCGGCAGCAATGGGCCAGACACGGCGCTCGCCGCGCTCAGCGTAGATTCTGATCTCGCCAGGGTCGGCATAGACGATGGCCGGGCCGAGGTGGGCCAGAGCGCCGACGTCACCAATGTTCCGTTGAACCCCTTCCGCCGCGGCTAGCACTGCCGATTGCCCAATTGCCCCGTCGGCGCCGACGTTAATCTGCTCACCCGCCGCACCTTCCAAAGCGTCGGGCACGGCAATGGCGATAGCGGCGGCATCACCTGTGTTTTGCTGAATACCGGCGACACCGATCAGGTTATGCACCTGGCCCGCGGTATCAGTGGAGCCAATATTCAGCTGATCGCTGCTGCCGCCAGCGAACACCTGATCTTGCCCGATGGCGCCGCCCGCGCCAGCATTGCCCTGCTCGCCCTCGGCACCGAGAAGCAGGCCTGGTGCCTCCATGGCAATTTCGCCAACCTCGCCCGTGTTTTGCTGTGTTCCTGTAGCGCCCACCACGTTCTGCGTCTGCTCAATAGCACCGCCCCCACCGGTGCTTGCCACTGCGCCAGCAGCACCGCTCAGGCTTTGTACTTGCCCGATTGCGCCGCCGCCGCCGGCGTTCGCCTGTGCGCCGGCGGTGCCGACAACGTTCTGCACCTGGTTGATCGCGCCAGTCCCCGGCTGGTTGCCCTGCACGCCAGCGACGCCGGCCAAGTTCAGCGGCCCGACTGGCGCCGCGGCCGTTATGATCCTCTCGTCTTCGGCATCGACGTCATCGAACATGGACCACGGATTCGCTGACAGCAGGCGCGCATCATCCAGCGCAAAGGCGCCAGTCATGTGCGCGAACAGCGACACCGTGCCGTCCAGGTAGCTGCTGCCGGTGTTGCGCCGGCCAATGTTAATGTCGGTCGTGGTGCCGTTGTTCGAGGTGACGAACGATGACGGCGAGCTGCCCGTCTGGCGCACGCCATTCAGGAACATGAAGTGGGAAGAACCATCCCAGCCGAAGACCACCGTATAAGGCTTGTGGGCCACCATGGCCGCATTGCTGGCCGCCTGTGCCGCCTGTCCGGTCGAATTGCCGAACCAGTAGCCAAGGCGCCCGTTTGTGGTGTAGCCGAGATGGAACCCGGTCGAAGTCGAGCCGCTGGCTGCCGCCTGGCGGTAGCTTAGGATGCGGGTTGCAACGTTCGTCACGGCCAGCGTGAACGAACACACAATCATAAACGGCTGCGTCAGCGAGAAGTCGACCACGCCGGCCGGTGGCGAGATAAGCGCGTATGCTGATTTGCTGGTTTCAAAGCGGCGTCCGACACCGTGCGCCGATACCGCCTGCACTGGCCCGTTCTGGTAAGTGATTCGCGCACTACTGCCGAAAATGTCGTCTATCGACGCGCCCAGGATGATGCCAACGCCTTTGAACCTGGCAAATTCAGGGCGCAGCCGAGCGATGCCCTGCGGCTGTCGGAGCATCGGAACACCCATCGGTTAATCCGTCACCGAAACAACGACCGCCTCGAAGTAGACGCCATTGGTGATGTGGTCATACGCCAGCGCGCGCAACGTCTTGTAACCACGCGGCAGGACGGTGGACATGGTGACTTCATCATCAACCGTCGTCGTGCCGGCAATGCTGAAGATGTCGAACCAGGTGACGCCGCCATCGGTCGAGTGCTGTACCGTCAGGCGGCCAGGCGCACCTGGTGCACTGGCGCCATTCTTCACGCGCAGGGACAAAGTACTGCCGATCGACATACCAGTGACGTCGAGCGATGCACTGACGCCACCGGCTACGGGGGCCGCCCTAGTCCCGCCCGGCGCCACCAGCGCCAGTGGGAACAGGCTCTTTACTTCCTTGGTCTGCGCCATCTACTTTTCCGTCCCGTCAGGGTTGTACATTGCAAGCGCTACCTGTTCCTGCGTGACGATGACGGGCTGCAGGGCCAGCGCTGCGAGGGTGTCGCCCTGCGCTTTGGTCAGCACCTCGCCGTCGACCAGCTGCACAATCATGCGCTGGGTGTAGGGATCATTGATGTCCAGGCCGGCCTCTTGGCCAAGGAAACGCAGGGCCCAGGCCACGGCCGGGTTACTGCTGGCGCCGTCCAGTGCCTGCAGGATGGCCACGCCATCGGCGCAGTTGGCCATGATGGCGCGCGCGGTCACGAACCGCGGCTGCGGCGTTCGCAGACCTTCGGCGTTCAGCGCTACGGCCAGCGCGGTGATGTCGCGCGCAGCGCGCAGCCCGACCAGGTCGGGGCGTGCGAGGATTCGGCTGCGGATGTCCATCACTGTGGCTGGTTGCTGGTGTAGCTCAGCGGCGGGAAATTGATCCCGTTACCGGACGTAACCGGCATGTCGGTACTTTCGTCGGTCACGTACAGGACGCGCTGGGTGGTGGTATCGACCCAGGCGAAGCCGAGGTCAGCACCCACAACGGTAGCGGTGGCCGTGCTGCTCTTGGCGGCACTAGTCACACGGCGGTTGCCATCGCCGACTGTCGACAACGCGAAGTCGGCCGGCGTCATGGCAGCCTCGGCCAGCTTGTTGCCCATGACGGTCGCGTAGCTATCACCTTTGGCGTAGGCCGAGATCAAGACGATGCGGTTGGTGTTGTTCTTCAGGGAAGCCGGGCCACCGTCGAGCGTGTCGGGGTGGGCCCATTTCTGGATGGTCATGCGTTATTCCTTCGTGGTGTTGGTTTGTTGTTCGGCGGTGGGTGTCGGCATATTGCCGCGTTGCAGGAACAGCATCGTGTCGAGGATGCCCAGCGACTTCAGCTTGTCGTAGTCGGACTTCCATTCGGCGAACACGACGTCCGGTTCGTAGCCACGCTGCCGGAGCTTTTCGCTTAGGGTCGACAGGCCGGCCGCGATCTCGGCCTGGTCCGCTTTCACGTCCTGCTCTGGATTGACGTAGTCCCACTTCGGTGGGCTGAAGTCGACGGCCATGTCGCGCCCGTGGATCTTGCCCGCGAGGTAAGCGGCCTCGACAAACGCTTCGTGAATTTTTTCCAGCAGCTTTGGCTTGAGCACCAGCCATTGCATCTGCTGCACCGCTCGGCGGAAGTCCAGGCCGCGCACGCGCGCGCTACTGAAGTTCACTCCGCTCATGTCGCCGGTCACCATCTCATATGGGACACCCAGGCCGGTGGCAATGATGTGCATCTGGTACTTCACATAATCGACGTAGCCTGGCGCCGCCTTCGGCTCTACGACGGTGAAGTTCATTCCCGAAGGCATGCCGAAGATGGCACCACCGCCGAGTTCGCCGAGATCGCGCACGCCGCCACCCTGCTCCGGCGCAGCGCCCCCGAGCGATGCCGGATTTTCCATGCCGGTAGTGTCGCCGCTGGCCAGCACGCTCAAGCGCGTCTCCAGGTTCTTGCGCGCCAGCTCCGCATCCTCGTACACCTGAAGGTCGCGCACGCGCGCGATCACGGGCGCAAAGCGGGTGAAACCGCGGCCCTGCCCGGGGCGCTCGGGGTTGTACAGATGAATGATGAACTGCGCTGCGACGCGCGTGCTTTGCGTCTTGCGGCCACGGAGCGTACCCACGTCACCGGGATGCTGATCCCACAAGTAGTAGGCCGCCACGGCGCCGAGAGCGTCGTATTCGATACCGTTGATGATCTGGTTTCCGCCGGCAGTCCCGTTACGCGAGTCGTCCAGCCAGTCGATTTCCAGCAGCTGCAGCTGCAGGGGAACTGGCAGGTTGTCGGCAGCGCGGCGTGGGCGCAGGCGCACCAGCACTTCACCGTCCTGCTCCATCGCGGCATAGGCCGCCTTCACCATGCCGAAATAATCGTAGCGCCCATCAGCGTCGCAGACCTTGCTCCAAAGCGCGAACAGCTTGTTGATGATGTCCTTGTCCTGGCCAGTGGCGCGCGGCACGATGCCAGTGCCGATGGTGGCCGAGCACAGGCCTTCGAGTGCGGCACGGCAGTATGGAACGTTCTGCACCAGGGCGCGCGCCTTGATACGCAGGGTCTTGGCATCGGCCTGATGGTCTGCATTCGCACTGGCACCGGCACGGCGCGGGCGCCAGGTATCACGCGGGCTTGCTGCCTCGTAGGCGCGCAGCTGCTTGCGGGCGAAGTGCCGGGCAATGCCGGCGTGCGGGTTGACCCAGCCGATAACCCGGTCGATCAGGTTCGCCATCAATCGCCCCTCGATGTAGTGAAGCCGAAGCGGAAGACGCTCGGCCCGCGGTTGCGGCCGGTGGCGTTGACCACCGTAGCGACGTGCTTGCGCGCTTCGATCAGGGCCGCGGTGGATTGATAGGTGATTTTGCGCCCGCCGAATTCCACCGACAGCGCGCCGGAAGCGATTGCGGTGTCGAGCGCGTCGAGGTCAGATTGAGTAAGGGCCATGCCGCCAAGGGTAGCGACATGGCCGTCTCAGTTCTCGGAAAAGTGAGACTGTTATTCAAGTGATTGGTCGCGCACCTCGGGCAGCCCAGCGACGTCATCTTCTGCTTGCTCAACAAGGGCTTCTGCTTCTTCAAATTTGGTCTGAGCATCAACTGGGCTCAGTCCATTCTCACCGCCTTTGCCATCGACCACACGCATTAGAATACTGACAGCTTGCCGCAAGCCAGGCCTAATCTCGTTACGAACTTGAGCGCGTTCCTCACCATATGGCACTTGATCGGGGTGTAAATCTTGGTCGCTATTGCTGTTGATAAACGCTTCATCCACTGCATCTGCACGCTCGTGCCATTCTTCCAACCGATCCTGCAAATTCCTAGCTTGCTGAAGCACAGCACCAACTTCGCCGCTATCCGGATAGGGCAACTCTTGATTCATAAAAAATCCTTTGTAGTTATCGCGTTATTAATATTTCATAACTAGCTTAATATTTCAAGGATTCTATTTATTCGCCCCTTGTTTAATTATTCGATAGACGGTGGCTCGACCAATGTTTAGGCGGCGAGCAACTTCGGTGGCATTACGTCCGTTGAATGCACTGAGCACTTCCTTCGCCAGCTGCTCACGCGCCGCCTGGGAACGTCGGGGAATGTAGATCTCGATCCCGCTGAATTCGCGCCGCACCTCCGCCTTCAGCTCGGCGGCCCGCCCCGCGAAGTCAGGGAACTCCGCTTGAATGAAAGCGAAGATGGCGTCGACCAGGTCGGGATTACCGAAGACCTCGTCCGCTACCACTGCCTGCCTACCGGCCGGCGCGGCATGCTCTGGGTCGACGTGGGTTTGGTGGGTGGCGTCCATGGTTCTGCTCTCGATTGTTCTGCTGGGATGGGTGCTGCTGTTGCGGTCGGCGCCGGCGCCGGTATGGGTTCGCCGCTGGACGCTTGCGGCTGTTCAAACAAGTCGGGGGTGTCGGGGTCGACGAAATCGCGCAGAGCCTTCCACTGCGCCGGCGTCTTCTTGTGCAGGCCCAGATACTGGGCACAGGCCAGGCCGTACACCATCAGGTCGCCCGCCTCGTTACGGTCGCTCTTCTTCTTTTCCCAGAT